AGTATTTGTCACGCTCCTCGCCAGTTATCCTGTGCTTGAAGATGTAATAAGCTACATAGTCAGAATGGTCTTTCTCTGCGTCTGACTTAATGAATTCCTTAAACTTAAGATACTGCTCTTTTGTGGTCTCTGTATTTGTAAAAATTTTCTTTTCCATTGTTGTATGTTTTTTAATTTGATTGTTATTAATAATTTAGTTAATACTTCACTATTTTCCCTCTCAGAATTAAAAACATACATCGGGACCACGAATCAGTTTCAGCTACCAGAACTGGTTAGAAACCTACCAAAAACTGTTTTTCTTCATAATACTTAAAATTTAAATTGTTATTAAAAATCGGAAGCCATTCCTGTTTATGTGACAGCGGCATTTCTACCGCCTAAAGGAGACTTGCTGTTAGCTTCCTTGGTTTTTTCTGCTTTTGCAGCAGAGTGGTTTTGTAGCGACACCCAGGAGTCGAACCTGGTGTTTCTAGGTTATGAGCCTAGCGTGTAAGCCGTTTCACTCTGTCACTGTGGAGAATGTGGGATTCGAACCCCTCTAAATCCTTGCAAAGGACTTGTGCTAGCCATTACACTACAAACCCCAAAGTGTTAGTTTTTGCACAGAACTAACAAACTGCATACCATGAAGAGCATACAATGAAAACAGATTGTTTAGTGACCATCCATCCATCTGTTTCATTTGCCAGTCACAAGGGAATCGAACCCTCATACAACCATTTGACCTTAAAGAATTTCTACGACTTTACCGTAAATCTGGTTTCTGCCAACCCAGCCATTCATGTGACCATGATTATTACCAATTAAGAACTCTTTATCGTTCCGTATGGCGTGTATCAAGTGTAAGTAATGATGTCCTCTCACCTTACAGAGAACTATGTCTCTCTTCTTTAGTGTGGTCTCATCAGTCACAGGCTCACATATAACTGGTTGCCTTGATTTCAAAATAGGTGTCATGGAATTTCCAATACCAGTCACCTTACATGTTTCTCCTCCTTTGAGGTGATTACATGTTTCCTGGTTCTCAAAACCGCTGTAAGTAAAATCTTTCATATATTGTAAAAATTAGATTCTCTTACCTAAAAAGATTGAGATTCTTGCAAGCTACATAGTAGTATCTCCTCATTTATGCCCAGCCCACCGATGAAGGCTTCTACTAGAACTGGTTACCTCCGATTCACACGTGCTTCGCTTTTCTACTATGTAAATCTCAATTTGCAGGGCTAGAAGGATTCGAACCAACGTCGTTTATCATTTACTAGCACGTCAACACTTCCCGAAGTCAGTGCGTATAGTACTAGCTCGTAACAAATTATTTTAACCGCTAAACTATAACCCCATAAAATACAAAAGACTGAGAACGTTGTCTTATTGTAGATGCCCTTTCACAACGGTTGGACGTTGTTGTTCACACGCTACCTTACGATAGCCGTAGACACCATGCACGATGGTTTTGCGAAAACCACCAAACTCTTACTGGTTTAAACCTTTCGGTACAGAATCATAACATTCATTTCACCACCAAGCTCTTGCAGACTCACTGGATGCCTCCAGCTGACTCAGATGACTACTCTTACTCGTTCATCGGATTCCTTGCGAGTCCCCGATGCCTCCATATTGCAGGAGCGATAAGTGCATTTTATCTGCCCAGTGTCGCACACTTTTGCTTTAATTCAAATTATTTTAACTGAATCGATAGGAATCGAACCTATAACACGCTGATTTCAAGTCGGCTGCTCTACCACTTGAGCTACAACTCCCAACTACTGGATGACGAGGTGCGACCCTTAGCATCCGTGCCTTTTGAGCACAGCCCACTAAATCGCCATCCTGCACCAGACTCACCACAAGTCTACTCTGCTATTAAAACCTCGTATGCTTGGGGCAAGCCCCTCACACTGCTTTCAGCTTATTAATTCACTGTGAAGCTGAGAAATTAACTGAATCCAACACGCCACCTGGTGAGTATTGCATCGAATTCGACTCGGACTCTATTGTGTTTCCACTCAACCGAAGCCTTTTAGCCTCGATAGCACCCTGCACTGTGTTACCAGAACAAGATACCGCACCTTGTCCTTTTCTGTGAAATGCCTGTTTCCAAACATCTGCGACGGAGTAGTTGATTAAACCCATCACATTTATCCCATCACTGGATTATCCTTATGGCTACGAAAGCTAGCCATCTTCCTCGTTTTCAGCCGAAGCCTATAACGTGAGAAGTAGTTGGTAAGAGTAGATTTGCACTACTGAAGCCGCCTTAGCGACACATCAAGCACGAACTTGATGCCCATTTGTCTACATCTAGGTTTCCCTAGTTCTCCTCTGGTACTTACCAAAAGGTGGTTTTTTTACTTTGTCCACCGCAAAAACTCTTTGCGTTAAGAATTAACGTATTGTTGATGAGGATTTTTCGAATCAACAAATCATTCTAGACTAACTTGAAGACCTACCCACAGCTTCCTAGACATTTTGCGCATTGTTCTAGTAAACACTAGCCTCATCACTACTGTTTTAGCTGCGAGATTCAATGTTGAAGGAGGTGGATTTGCACACACCGAAGCTCTCGAAAGAGCACAACACTTACCATGTTGCCCATTTGTCTACATCAGCCTTGCGACTGTTCTCCTCTGGTATCCTTCAAAAGAAGTTTATTGGTTCACGAAAGCTTGCGAGTCGCTCAGTTGTGGCTGTACACTTCCACGTCAGCACGTATACGCTCCTTCCTATGGTAGTTCAACATGGAACACTTTTTACACCTTTGGGTATCGTTCGCTTTCTATGATTCAAGGGCTTTAGACTACCTTAGTCCCGCTTTATCCCTTTACCAATTTGTTGGTAGAGGTAGATTTGCACTACCGAAGCCTCCTAAGAGGCACATTAAGCACGAACTTAATGCCGATTTGTCTACATCTGGATTATTCCAGTTCTCCTCTCGTATCTACCAAATATAGTTGAGAGAGTGGGATTTGCACACCACGAAGTTACCGAAGTAACACAATACTTACCGTACTGCCCATTTGTCTACATCAGCCTTGCGACTGTTCTCCTCTGGTATCTCTCAAAGAGTAGCGGGAGTTGGATTCGAACCAACGCTAGCAATTAATGTCTCTAGGTTATGAGCCTAGCATGTTACCATTACACTATCCCACTATATTGAAACATGTTGTTCATCCGTATGAAGCTTCATCAACACTCTGCAATCATTTCAGCAGTCTTAGCTTAACAGTGGTACTTGTTATCAACATGTTTATATTTTCACGGTGCAAAGATATATATTTTTTTTCGTAATTCCAAATTTTTTAGGAACTTTTTTTTATTAAATTACACCTTTGACCTTTTTAAGCTCATCTACTAGACCATTAAGTTCTTCTCCGTTGAAGACTAAACCATCATAAGTTTCGTCCTCTACCAGGGCTGATAGTGTTTCCAGCCTTTGCTTAAGGTCAGCCTTCAGTGCTCCGTGATACTTCACACCTACAATTTTCTGAGCCTCTTTCTTCTCGTATCCTGCGTCTACTAGAGACTTATACAGGTTGTTTCTGAATTCACTTTCTAATATCTTCTCCATAATTATTGTTTTTAATTGACGGTGCAAAGATATATATTTTTTTCGTAAAATCCAAATTTTTCAGAAGAAATTTTTCATTTTTTTTTTCAAGTGGACAATAACGGAAAGAAAACCTATTAAACTCCGTATTTCTCCACCTTACCAGATATTTATAATAAAATACATATACATTATGAATAAATATAAAAATCAAGGTAAATTAGTGAAAGTTATCTGCGATAACTGTGGAAAAGAATTTGAACGTCCACTAAAAGAAGTCACACGAATTAAATCAAAAGGTAGACATCTTTACTGCTGTCGTGAATGCGTTAGCAAAGGAACGTCTAAAGTCCGAAAGGAAATGCCATATAAGCCAGCTTCAGACAAAATGTTGGAACATTTAAAACACATTTGCAGAAATCATAGGGATGAATATACTCCATTTAGATATACCTACAGGTGCGTAACAAGACGTTTCAAAGATGTTGATATAACCCTAGATGATTTAAAAGAAACCTGGGAAAAACAGAATGGTATCTGTCCTTATACAGGTTTGAGCCTAATCCTACCAGAAAATTCTAATGTGAATGAAATTGATTTTTTTCACAGAGCCTCTTTGGATAGGATTGATTCCTCATTGGGGTATGTAAAGGGTAATATACAGTTTATATCAACACCTATTAACCTAATGAAAAGTACTAAATCAGATATAGAGGTCAGAAAATTCCTAAAAGAAATATCTGTTTATACATCTAATCTTATCGTGTAACTATCTGATTATCAGATTCTTACGTGGACTTGCGCAGAGTCGAACTGCGGTCCAAACTACCATCCCATAAGAGATTATACAAGCTTTCCAAAATGTGCAATGGCTTGCGCCACCGTCTTTGGGACCACCTCATTTTGAGAAAACGAGGAAAACATTGGGGGATTGACTGGATGTCAATCGGTCATAGCCACCACTTGGTTTCATGACACCAAGAAACAAGTTACCAGGATGTTCTGTTCCTAAGAGCCTGGTCTCTCGGCTCACTTTAAGCTGCTACAGCGTACTCGTAAGCAGGAGAGAAATCTATCTCGCCATTTATATTTTTTCGCTATTTCTAGTGTATGCCCACTGCTTGTCTCCTACCAAATGTATAGCTGTCTATTCCGTTTCAAGCCCATTTGTTGTAAGATAAATATATCCTAATATGTAAAAATATCAAAGAACTCCTTTTAAACTGGTTGAAGGAGGTGGATTTGCACACACCGAAGCTCCTAAGAGCACATTACTCACGAAAGTAATGCCCATTTGTCTACATCTAGGTTGCCCTAGTTCTCCTCTGGTATCCTTCAAATTGGTCGGGGCGGCAGGAGTCGAACCTGCGTGCAACCTACTACTCTTTCTACTCGGTATCAGCGAGAGGAGATACACCCCGATTAATATCACCAACGTACTACATATACACGGTCTTTGTAGACTCCCTAAATTTCTCCATAGTACCGTCGAAATACCACTCTAGATATTCTTTGCAGCAATTACTACTCAAAGGCTTTACAAAGATAGTCACAAGAGGGTCTCCATCTGGAGTTATTGTTTCTGTAACTCTGAGAATATCCTCACGCCTAAACAGAGCCTTTTTAGTACCCCTAGTTGGGAACGTAACCTCAATGAATGGTTGTCCTACATCGTAATTCATACTATCTTTTATTGATAAGCACCTATGAACTGTCTCAATATGTCTCTTTTTTCGAAGACGCTATCTGGCACGAATTTCTTAAGTGCTTCATCATCTTTATTCATAATCATATGTCTGACTGAAGTCGCTGAGATATTCTCAGCAATCGTTCCCCTGGCATTCAACTTAAATGACACATAGTTTCTTGTGATGAATGGTGGAAACCAGAGCATAATGATTTCGAATCCATCTGAATAATAGATGGTAAACTCTGGAGACCTTGTAAGTCCTACAATTTTACTGTAGAGATAGAATCCCCAGTCATGAGAATTATCAGACTCATCAGTAAGGTCATCTAGAGGCTGCACGTTTATCCTGTCCTTATCTTCACTGAAGGTAGTGACTATTGCATCACATGCCATTTCCATTCTCATATTGATAGGAATAGGATTCCTCTTATTAAGCTTGTCAGCTGAACCTACCAGTACAAGAACCTTGTCGTTCTCATTAAGTGCTTGGCGTATCAGTTCCAGATGCCCATTATGTATAGGCTGTAAACGTGCTATAATTACACCTACTTTTTCTGCCATATATTTTCCTTTATATATTTCTTTTAAAATCGGAAGCAGTTTTCTAGAATTATCACTTACAAGTTGAGTCCTATAGAATTTTGCTGTATGCTTCCTTTGTGGACAGTAAGGCGTTTGAATCCCATTCTTCGCATCCGATGTTCTACCACATGAACTAACTGCCCTGGGGATGTCTCCCCGTTGTAGGACATGAGGGATTCGAACCCACGAACCTTCTGGGTGTAAACCAGACGCTCTGAACCAGCTGAGCTAATGTCCTATAAAATACGTGGTATCACTCGAAACTGCCTGTCATTGGACAAGCTTGCCTTACCTTCTTAGGGTGGAATTATAACCACGTGTCACAACCAGTAGCCAAATGAGGGCTAAAAGTTGCCTCCAATTTTTTTAGTATTATAAAAATCGTAAACCGTCTCCCAGTCTTCCTCGTAGCTTGGGTCACGCCATGTCTATTCCACAGTGCCATTCGAGTAGTGGGATGTACCGCCTTATGTTTTACTCTAGAAACCCACCCTTAGATAGCCATCAACTTCTTCCCGAAGTCCGAAATGTATAGACTACCGTTGCCCTTGCAGTGAGGATTCGAACCTACTTTTTCCAACCACTGCCGCAGATTACATCCGAAGCCTTGTGTGCTGGTGCGTTACCCATTCGCCTTTCAAGGATGATGCAAGTTCAACCATATAGATACTAGTCTTACTTGCGTGAGAATGTTGTAAAGTATGTTTTCTCATACATCCCCCAGTTTCTCCCTAACTTGGAGTGGAAAATCCGACTCGTTACTAGACCACGAGTAAAGTACTCCGTCTCTTCCGAAGTGTCATCTATGGATTCACATAGGTTACGTAACCCTTTCAATGCCTTGCGACACTCTATGTGAACCTTTTCTACAGCTTTCATACACGTTCCGAAGTCAGTGTCATATATTTCTGTATTGTGCTTGCGGAGAGGATTTGAACCTTCTGTCTCAGTTCGGCTGTTGTCAGCCTCTGCCTGCGTTTATACCTATTAAACTTCTCAAGCATGCTTCGCACTCTGTACCCATAATTATTTACAAGCCATCGAGCACTTGTCTTGCACTAACGTTGTTAAGACCAATATACGCCATACTAACCTATGCATGGTACGGGGCTTAAAGCCGCTTGACTGATAATCTCTTAAAAAATTGGGACCGTTTGTTATTGAAAGTGTGACTCGGCCTTTCAAGGAGACCCGAAGGTTGTTTCCAACCTACTATTACGGTTCTCTCCTCCCACTTATAACTTTGGCATGAACTTCCTGTCAACAGATGTTTTCACCTAAACTATATTCTCACTCACGGTTTACGAAGTGTATTTTAATCCAACATATGTTTCACCGACAGGCTCGATGCCATATCCTTTGTCGGTTTACTTACCCATCCAGTTCTTGACTGTCTTGACGATGGGGTCTTTATACTTGTGACCAAACCAACCGATTGCCACTAAAATTGCTCCTTCAATCATTGTCGTTAATTTATTCGTTAAACTTACTGTTTCTGAATCACGGTGCAAAGATATATATTTTTTTTCGTAATTCCAAATTTTCAGCTAATTTTTTTATTTTGTTAACACACTAGGTCTTTTACTAGGCTAGAATCACCCTTACAAGTCTGAAGTATACTCCTTATTGCAGTACTACTTATATAGGATAATGTATTAGGTGTTGGAATCACTATTGTAGGCATCTTCCCAATATTCCAGTTTATATCGGCTTGTGCTACTTCATCAGTAAAATCACTGCCGTTTCTTGCACCCTTGATGATGAATGAAGCACCAATCTCCTGGGCTTTCTTGAATACCAGTCCATCAGTACTGATAACCTTCACACGAGGCTCTTCACGAAAGATTGTCTCAATCATACTTACTCGTGCATTAGGCTCAAAGTAGCCTTTCTTCTGTGGATTCACCGCAACACAGACATATACCTCGTCAAACAGTTGTAATGCTGCATTTACCACATACCTATGACCCTTATGGAATGGGTCAAAACTTCCTGGGAATAATGCTATCTTACTCATTATCTTTCTCTATTTGGTTTAACATTTCTCTCTTTAACGTTCTCCTAAGCATGGTTTGACCAGCCTTTTTGATAACGTGTCCGCAATGACCAAGACTCTTGTGCTTCTTGTTTCCAGGATGTGAGTTATGGTCTTTCGTCCGATAAGTGAACCCTTGTCTATACGTATAGGGCATCACCAGTTGAAGTAATTTATTTCCTGTCATATTTCATTAAAAACAAACTTTCTTCCACATAAGGTAGCAACTGTATTGCTTGATTCTAATGCCATATATGTTTAGCCACCAGTCCACCCTCTTATGGAAGAACTCAATGAGTTTCTCTTTAGGTTTTCTTACAATTGCAATCCCTATCTCAAATACTCTGTTCCTTATAAACGATTTTGGTAAATTCATATTTCCCCATACTTAATTAGATTGTACGTTAGTTTAATTGGCCAGAATATAGCCATTACCATAAGTAAAATACATGCCATTGCTGGCTGAACTTCTCCGTTTTTCTTGAGTTCATCGTATTCATCCTTATACTCGTCGTTGAACCACTTTCGGGCTAACAACAAACCTACAACTAGGTAGATGGCACTTGCAATACAACCTATATCCATAACACTTTTTTCTTTAAGCTCGTCGGGTGCGATTCGAACACACGTACACTAGATTTGGAGTCTAGCAGATTAGACCACTTTCATTTACCGACGAATATATGATTATGTCACATCCCTGTAAACAAAACCATTTTTCTCTGTCTCAGCAACCCACTTATCAAACGCACTGAAATCAATGGAAGGGTCGTGTGACTTATCCTCCTCTTCCTTGCTTGCAAGTTTGTTGTTTTCTCTAATCAGTCTGTCAATATAACTACAATCGTTCTCAATTTCCTCACAGTATGACCTTGTTCTGGTGTCTACCTCTTTCAGAATGTCTGGTATCCTGTATTTTCCATGCATGAGTTTTATCTCAACAGCATAGTGCTCTGCAAACTCATTCTCAGTACATGTTACATACAGTGGCTTACTTGATTCACCTCTGAATACCTTATGACAGAATGGTATCTCTTTATGGTATGGATTCTTAGCAACGCCAATCACTGAGAGGTAATGCCCATATTTGTCCAGTATTGCATCCTGTAGTCTCTTACCAAGACCAGGAACTTGCTTACCGTCTTCATCAACAACCCATGAGAAACCATCAACTATGATTGATGTCACATTATTTACGTTGACACGTGAAAGACACTGCATTATACAAGGCAACTCACGCTTATACAATTCTCCTGGAACGTACTCTGCGTCAATACCCTTTCTTCTGTTGGCTACGTGAAACTTGGCTTTCTCTGAAGCCCAGTTGTCAAATGCAGCACATACCGTATATGAATATCCATCGTAATAATATGTATCAAATGCTAATATCATAACAAATCTTTTATGTAGCCCATGTAATTAATACCGTATACATCTTATTACACAGGAATTGAAAACTACAGTATTCACAACTCCACTTAGTGTCTATGATGCGAACAGTGAAGCCAAGCCTCTTCATACTATTTTCAAGCCTATTAGTAATGCTACAATGTGAATCTCTATCTAGCTTCTTTAATTTCCTTGTCAGATGTTTTGGAAGCCTAAATTTAACTCTATCAGAATCAGCGCAACGCATGACCTCTTTCTGTGTAAGTTCCTTGTATTTACTCTTCACATACTCGTAAATCTCATCGTAGAGTTGTGAGACAGCATCACCCTTCTGCTTCTTGACACTCTCAGCCAACTGTCTTAATTTATCAGCTGTGAATTCTTCCTGTACATTATCCATATACCTGGTCTGTATATCTGAATTTAAAACCGCAATGAGGACAAACGAATACCTCACCATTCTCGTCTTGAGCGTTAGCGATATTGATTTCAACCTCTCCACCGCATCGTATGCAATTTACCTTAGTCATAATACAAATAGTTTCATGTGGCAAAGATACAGAAAAAAAATGAAATATCCAAATTTTACCTCTATTTTTTAATATTTTTAATACTTGAGGCTCTACCCAGAGTTGGACTGGGGACTATACTTTACGAGGGTATCATTATACCACTTAACTATAGAGCCAAAAAGAGCCTTATGCCAGAATCGGACTGACAACCCCCACAATACCACAGTGGTGCTCTACCATTGAGCTAATAAGGCATTTTCAATATGTTGTTTTCTCCCCACCAAGCATAATATACTCGTCTTCAAGTTCATCATATTCACTCATAAGGTCATATAACTCATCCTTTCGTTTATCATACTCCTTATAGCATTCTTCATGATGAGTTGGGTGGTCACAACCAAATAATGCATCCCTCATTTTAAGTGCTGCATTTGCAATCTTAATCTTCATATCCGTGAGATTATGCTTAAATTCAGCAGCCTTATTGATTATCTCATGCTCTTTTACACCTTGATATAGAATGTCACCAACTCTTATCGAATAAGAATTCTTTTCTTCATCATATGACTCTATCATACCAGTAAGACGTTCAGTACCTTCGTACTGCAAATCAGTATTACAATAGTACTCCCATATCTCCCAATTGAAGTCTACCGTTTTCCCAATCTCGTATTTCATAACATTCTCCTTTTTTTTTGAGCCTTCGGTTGGATTCAAACCAACGGTGCGCATAAGCATCTTGATTACAAGTCAAGTGGAGTCGTTCACTGTCCCACGAAGGCGAATATAATTAGAGGCTCGGCCCAGCTCCGACCTGGGGACTCAAGATTACAAATCTAGTATTTTGCCAACTAAACTATCGAGCCAAATAAGGGTACACTAAACCGTCATTTCAACCCCTCCATGTTGTATTAAATTGCGGAGGGGGTGGGAGTCGAACCCACGTTACACACAAATTAAAAGTTTGCTCGAATGTAATATTATCTTGCTGTATGTACCCACAAATATCTCTTTATCTTTCTTCTTTGAACACCTCATCGTATTCATCTTCCACAAGTTTCTCCCATTTCATAGCCTCGCCTTCTGGAGTCATCTTGCAGCCCTTTTCCCAGAGCTTCTTGAGTCTTTCCTCGCCAAGAGCCATGAGCTTGCATGCATACTCTGGAGTTATCTTGTGCACTCCACAATGGTGAACTGAACAGCAACTACCACCATGATACTTATGCTCGTTCTTCTCGTCGAACGCCATGTGTGGGTAGAAGATTCTAGTCTCTTCAACGAAGTATTCCTGTTCTCTGTCGTACCTTATCTCTATCTCCTGGACAATGCCAGGGAGGAGATTACAAGTTTCAACCCAGTCTCCTACTTTGTAGTCAACCTCGTCCCAGTATTCCTTCAGAGACTTACGTATATACTCTTCACTAAATCTTGCCATCGTAACATTATTTAAAAGTTTGGTGCGTCGTGTAGGACTCGAACCCACGTCACCGTTTCCAGTACAGATTAAGAGTCTGTTGCATAACCTCTCTGCCAACGACGCATATAAAAACTGTGTGCTTCCACAGGGAGTCGAACCCTGCTATTCGGTTTAAAAGACCGATGTAATCCGTCTGTCTCCAGGCACTTACCGATATACGATGGAAGCGTTATCTGTGTGCGCCCAGAGGGACTCGAACCCTCGACCCCATGATTAAAAGTCACGTGCATCTACCTACTGAGCTATGAGCGCATTGAACCGATATAGAATACCTTAGTGCGCCTGGTGGGATTCGAACCCACGACCCCATGTTTAAGAGACACGTGCTCTACCAGCTAAGCTACAAGCGCATTTGTTGTATCTTTCCTATGACGCTCGAAGCTTCAACTGAGTTGACCAGCTAATAGAGCGTCACTTTCGTTTCTGACGTTTATATCTCATTACAGTCTTCATATGCTATTTTTATTTATTCCAATTTTTTGTTATATAATTTGCATAGTGCTCATATTGATTCATGTAGCAACTACTAGACTTTCTATCATTCTCTTCACACTCAAACAGGAGCTTGAATATCCTGTACAGGACCTCGTTAGAGGGTAAATCCTTGTTCGGATTATTCTTCTGGAGTTCTACAAGGGCTTCCTTCCTGCCTCTCTCGAAACCAATTCTATGACCCTTAACAAGTCCGTCAGCGTATGTCTCACCACGTCTGCCCATCTTATCTTATCTCGATTAATTCGTCTTGTTCATTCGCCCTTCTAATCCACCTCATGAATAAGAGTGCCTTTTCAGTCGGCTTGAATGCTGCCGTTTCGCCAACATCCTGTTTGTTGCTAAGGTTAATCTCAAGTTGATACTTCTTGTCATCCACTGAGATAATGTGGTAAACTGCTATACCACCAGCCATTACATACTGGAGCTGTGCAATACCCTTAACAAGTGGCTTTATATCGTTAACTACCATATTTCCTTTTTATATCACTTAAAAACTTATCTCTGTTATTAATCTTAATGGCTTCCTTACCATTTTTTTCATCAATGTACATTTTTAGGTATATTACCACAAATACCGCATCTATAATTGCTAGTATGAGAGATAACACCCAGAGCCACGTAGGTTCTGTTCCGTAATCCTTTATAGCCAATAGCGACATAAGGAAAAAGTTGATGGTTGAATTTAACAACCTACCTTTAGTGCTACTTGTAAATAACGTAGCTATTGAAAGGATTAAAAGAAATAAAAGTACTAATTTCATAACATTGTAACTTTAAAATTAAAGCGGAGAGTAAGGGACTCGAACCCCTGCGCCCTGTTACAGACCTAAGACGTTAGCAATGTCTCCCCTTCACCAACTTGGGTAACTCTCCATTGTAATACTTACATTCCACTATCCCGTACAACTGTAGTCGTTAGCCTTGATTGGATGATACTAACTAACTCGTTGCCTACGGTAACTTCTCCAGGTTGGTGTTCCTGGCGTTTCCTTCTGTATCTTATGCCTTATTTTCAAAGAACTCTACAGTAATAATATCCTCCCTATTCAAGGTGATATGTTCATTCTCAGAGTGATAGTGATAACCTCTTCTACTTGATAGGTCTGTCACACAAGTTTTTCTCTCGATTACCATACTAACCGTATCACCATTGAATTTAACTGAGATGACCTTATCATTACCATCATCAGTAAGACGGTAAGTCAGTAAGCGTCTACAGTTACATCTACCATTCATCTTTCTCCCAAAAAAATCATAAGACAAGTAGACCTGTTTTGTCTCACCAATTCTTTTTTGCCAATCATTCCAAAATTTCTTCGTCATATATTAGCCGCCACCCTGTGATATTATCGCCCCCAACAGGGAAGGACTATATTGCCTTTCTGACCATCGTTCTCTGTAGTTCTCCAGTTCTTACAAAGCCGAACTTGCTATAGAACTGTTGAAGCTGGTCTCCACTCATTGCCATATGTGCGCATGGATGTACCAGTAATACTAAGTTGTAGTCCTTATAAACCTCTAACGCCTTTTTGATAAGAGCTGTTGCAATTCCATTGCCTGCGTATTTCTGATGTACCAGCAGCAACTTTATTATCATCAGCTTACCATTTCCGTTACAGTATTCCGCAAACCTGTTATAGTATTTAGAAGAACCGTCCTGGATAACCAAAGACCCCATACTGCGCCCGTCTTCCTTCAGTTTCGGAACAATACATTTCTGGTTGTAGTCAGTAACTACTACGATGTCGTAATCTAACATTATTCTTAATTATATGAGTTAAACATTGCGGAGGTAGAGGGACTCGAACCCCCAAGCCGTTATCAGCGACCAACTGTTTTCAAGACAGTCCGACTACCAATTATCACATACCTCCAAAATACTTGTGGAGCTAGTGGGACTCGAACCCACGACCCTTACAAGTTGCCCTTCTGTTTCCTGTATATCCTTTTAGAGTTCTCGTTAAGATTACCGAATGTATCCGTTAACGAATGACAGTTTGGGCATAACAGTTGAAGATTCTCCTCCTTGTTGTTTGTGCAATCTCCATCTATGTGATGAATTTGTAATGGAATTTTATGTGTTACTGGGTTTTCCTCTCCCCATCCACATATTTGACATTTACCATTATTCTTTTCGAAGAGATACCTACGTATGTGCATTGATATTCCATACTTACCAGTAACTCCAGATTCATCACCATTTTTCCAACGTTCAATAAATAATTTATATTCATGTTCGTGCTGGCAATTAAATGAACAATATTTATTATCAGAGGTATATCTATGTTCAAATTCTTTGCCACAATTGGCACAAATATGAGTTTTGCGATTACCTTTATTGAAATGTTCATCTGGGTTTATTTCTCGCCTTTGTTCAAGCTCAATACCCATTTTCCTTGCAGCCTTCTTCACAGAAGCACCAGTAACGCCATACTGTCTGCCAATGCGCTCATATGATACTCCCTCACTAATCAGTTTCTCAAGAGCTTCCTTCTCGTTAATCCAATTTACTTTCATTTTCGAACTTCCTTTATAATAAATATAATGAAAGTTACTAAAAAATCAAGTATTCGAATAAACTTTTTTACGTGGAGTCTGTGGGATTCGAACCCCTCTAAATCCTTGCAAAGGACTGGTGCTAGCCATTACACTACAAACCCCAAGCAATGCACAGCAGCAGTATCGTTGGCTTAGTGCTTCCTTACGGCTAGATAAAATGGCTGCTACCTTGAACGGACGTATGGCTAACGTTGTGGGTTACTTCGTCCCACTTCACAGTCTAACAACTCTAGCCACTCATATGTACATCTTTGAGTGTTGTTTGAGACCCACGTCTGGGAATATTCTTAAGTCGATGCAAAGATATATAAAATATCTAAGAAATCAAAATTTTCAAAGAACTTTTTTCGCTGGGGAGGTGGGATTCGAACCCACGACCAATAGATTAACAGTCTACTGCGCTAACCGCTGCGCTACTCCCCAATGTTTGCGGGCGCAGAAGGATTCGAACCTCCAACCCTCGGCTTAACAGGCCGTCGCTCTAACCGTTAAAAAGCTATGCACCCAAAGTAAAGACCAGATGTTGCAACTCACAGATGCGGACTTACTTAGTTAGCATTCGGCTCAACTGCTCATGAATTCAGTGTCATAGCCTCCTCCTCGTAGCCCTCCTAATGCCCCACTCTGAATCTGGTCTTTGTGTGAGAAGATGGAATCGAACCACCGTTGTCGTGGGGCTTCAACCCACCGCTAAACCTCTCAGCTACTCCCACAAGTAAAAACCTAGTGTAACCTTCAGTAATTATCGAACCACTAGCATAGCGTTTCAAGCCACTATGTTCTGTTTCTAGCTTCCCTCAATAAAACAACAAACTCTTGAAAGCCTTGTACTTACCTTCTAGCTAGCCCTTGCGGGGTATACGAGAGTTGAACTCGCTCCGTGCTGCGTGACAGGCAGACATCTTAACCGTTTGACCTATACCCCAAGTAAAGTTGTTGTGTTGAGGTCGTGAATTCTCATCCTCTGTTGTCCCAGTACTATCGTTCATCACAACTACTGGCAGGGTACGATTTTCCACATTTAATCTACTTCAGTGCATTTCGAACTACACCTTTTCGAACAACTTTGCGGTCCAGGTGGGACTCGAACCCACATCCACACACGCTGACAACGTGGCATTGTAACCAATTCTACTACAGGACCAAATATCTGTCACCTATTTGTTCGTGGGGCGGGGTGGACTCGAACCACCATAGCCAGATTTTCAGTCTGGTGCATTGACCATCTTTGCTACCGCCCCATTAAGCGAATATATAATCTCTTAATCTCTCATACCACTTAGGCTTCTCTTCAACCTCTTCTTCTTTCTTCTCTTCAACAACCTCAGCAGATGCCTCTTCCTCAGTAAATACCTCTTCTGGAGTTTCCTCCTCAATCACCTCGAAATGAAGGTGGAAGTTATCAGTCTCAACTCCTACAGAGTCTACTACCCACCACTGCTTGTTCACCTCACTACCAAAGTAATCTTCACCTGGTCTGAATGTGATGTGCTTGGTCTGCAACTGCTCTATACATCTTACCTTCATATTCCCTGTTTTTGAATCACGGTGCAAAGATACATAAAAAAATTGAGAATTCCAAATTTTTGACCAATTTTTTAACGATTATTCACAAAAAAAAGCTGCTGAATACTTTTTTGGAGTTCTTCAACAGCTTGGGAAATATATAGTGAAGTAAGTGCCTTTCGCATTTTCATTATATCTCTGTATAACCTCTAAGCTGTCCTCCTCCTGTATCAAAATTAGACACAACAAAATCACTCCATTTACTTGATGTAGCAAATGCAGCAAATGTCTTAGCAATATTATTAATAGTTGTGTTCATAATTTTAATGACTTGATTTTTCTATAATTATACAATAAATTTCAAAAGTACCTAAAATACACAATTTTTTTGTGAATTTTTTTTTAAAGTAGTTTATTTCCACATGAGGAACACTTGGATTTAACATCCTCCATGAACTTCATGGCATCCTCATTTGTATTGAACCAGTTGGTGTCAGTACCAGACTTAGTTGCAACAGTTACCTTAGACTGTCTATAGATTTTACCTTTCTTGGTAATCCTGTGTTGACCAATGTCGGCAAGTTCTTCCAATGTTTTCCTGTACCCCCAGTAATAATGTTTAGGGTCATGGAAATCGTACCTATCATTATCTTCCTTGCCAATCTCTACCATCCTGCGTATGAATAACCCACGACGTTCATATATCGGGTCTCCCTTAGACACTACTTTCTTGAGTTCTGGTAGTTCGAACTCTGGGACAAAACTAACATTAACTACATTTGCGTAATATTCGCTAGATTTAAGAGTCTGTTCCTTATATCTCTCTTCCATAGTGCAAAGATATATATTTTTTTTGTAAAAAACAAATTTATAGCAGATTATTTCCGCATTTTTTACAATTTTCTTTCAGAGACGTTATATAATTCATTGCCTCAGCCTCTGTTTCGAATTTCACTATTCTATTTCCGTCTTTAACATTGGTTTCAATAAGAACTCGTGGTTTGGTATAGAGAACACCATCAATAATAAGGTGGTTGTTTTTCTTCGCATACTCACTTATGGTAGAGTAGTAATAGTCACCCCCCCATCCAACTTCTCTGATAATGTCTTCCTGGACAACCTCCTTTACCTTTTTCTTGAACAAGGTAAAAAGATTCCTCCTATATATTACATCACCCTTCCTACGATATGGTGTCACCCATGTAACTTTCTCCATTGGAGAATAGATGACCCTTATAATCGACTTATAAAATTCTTCACTCTCCAGGGAGAATGGTTTATTTCCTTCGTAATAGTTCATAGTGCTTCTGTTGCTGCAAGAAGTTCCTTCTGTTCGAATGTCATACCGTCTGAGTATGTAACAACTGATATATGTTCAATGTCCTTATGAATGATGTTATTATACTCCGTTGTAGCCACGCCTCTCAGCCTTATGTTATTTCCATTGGTGTAACCATCAACAAACCCACGATGCCAGAGTTTAATATCATTAGTCTTGGTAATGAACTCTATGATGTCACCATCAACAGCTTCAAACTCTCCTGTCTTGGTGTTGAAGAGCCTATTATCCTTGATGATTAAATGACCTTCTGGAATATCCAGTAGTTTACCAATACTAGTCTTTACAACCATTTCCTTTAGTTTTTAAATTAAACAATTTTTTTTGTATAGGGGGTGGGATTCGAACCCACAACTACCTCTCGATAGACTGGTTTCGTAGACCAGGACGGTCATCCAATTACGTTTTACCCCTACATATTAAAAGGTGATAATATAGAAGATGGCGCATAAACAATAATAAGTCATAGATGTATATGCAGTCTTTTTAACATCGTTATCAATAATCTCAGAGTTGTACAAATGCCTCTAATTCTAGGCATTTTCCCTACTAATTAATAATAACTGTAGAGACGGTTAACGTGTGACCACTACGGTCCTACTCCTTTTCACTTTTGCCACACATAATTATATTGTATGGTAGATTCTCGGTGCATTGAGGTGTTTTCTCTTGTCAGTACTTCCTCAGTAAAGGCGAATAACTTCTTTACCTATTTTGTAGGAAAACCTTTTCAACTTTTTGTTTATTTTCTTGTGACATCTTCTATATCATTACCTATTAAAAAGGAACGACCAGTTTAAAGTCCTGGCAGACTGTTAACTGATGCTTCACGCCCCTTTCGGGATTAACGCTTCTTCAGTCCTGTCCGAAAATAATACAAATAAAATACAAATGTTTAAATTTTTCTTAGACTGCTGTACGTTCCTTAGAATGACTCTGCGTCGTGCTCGGAGTTTAACCTTGCGACGGTAAGCTGTGTTTATGTGCTCCCCCGTTCCAAATCGATTCCAACGCAGAGATATGATGTGAGAAGTAGAAAGTTGCAACTTACCACTACGTGCCATCCGTATTGAGTGGACTCGCACCACTTGACCGTGTATTTCCTCCTTCGCAGGAGGGATTTCCTCTCCGTAGTGATATTTCTAAATCTCACGTTGTACACCTAGTAGGACTCGAACCCACCTAATACTGCTTAGAAGACAGTTGCCTAATCCACTCGACCATAGGTGCATTTATGTACGCCCAGCAGGACTCGAACCTGCGACCTACTGCTTAGAAGGCAGTTGCTCTATCCAACTGAGCTATGGGCGCATCATATTATTTAGCGAGAAACATGCTGTCTCTCTTACAGTGTGCAACCCTTTCATCTGTTATTTCAGTAACTATATCCTTTAAGCACACTATACCATCCTTGGAAAACTGACAATGCTTACAGAACACCTCCTGGTGTCTAGCTGTAGGGTCATTATCCTCATCGTAGTCTCCATGAAGAAATGGTGCTTTCGGGTCTACTGCTACTGAATGTTTAGCCTCATATGCTATAAGACCAACTGAAATCAGCGCAAAAGCAATAAATATAATTAAAGCTACTAACATATTCTATTACTTTAAATCCTTGACTCGCTTGGAAACCTCCTCTATGTCGCTCATAAAGTCTTCCTTAGACTTAGGTTGAGATTTCTCAATCAACTTGGATGCAAGCACCATAATCAAGAAGATGGCTAAACAAGCGAAAAGTATAAACAATATACGTCCCATTTACTTATTCGTTTAAATTAACGATGCAAAGATACATAAAATCTAATTAAAAACCAAATTTTTTAAACCTTTTTAAGAAAAAAGTGCGCCTGGTGAGATTCGAACTCACAAAATAACCTACATCCTAAGTGTAGTGACTTTACCAGTTTGCCCACAAGCGCATAGACAGGAAACATTGTTTTTTCAATAGCCGTGTTTAGCCACTCCACCAACGCCCAAAGGACGTGTGGGATTCGAACCCACGAAGCCCGAAGGCAGCAATTCCTTTTAAACAGATTATAGTGCTGGATGTTTCCTTAGTACTGGGGGTGGGACTTGAACCCACATACACCAATTACGTGGTTAATGTCAGTGTATAAGACTGCTACGATACCCCAGTTAATTATACTTCGATATGATTCCAGTATGGATAGTATTCTTTTTCAGATTCTGGCGTGTCATACAGCTCGTATGAAGCACCACAGTAAGGGCATGATGCATTTGTAACCATTGCATCGTCTTCTTCCGTTTCTACCTCGTCTCCGTAAATATCACTTAGCATGAAATTGCCCCCAATAATGAGGTCATGTCCACATCGCATACATTTCAGTTCCATAATGAAGTTGTTTAGTTAAAAATTAATAGACATTAGCCAGATGTGCTGTTACGCCAAAGGAGTCCCGTGTGTCCTACCGAAAACTGGGTTCATAACCCCGCCATACTGCCAGCACCTACTCTCTTAGGGTGGACTTTTACCCAAATGTAGGCGGCAGACCATTGAGTTTACAATGTCATGTTGTTGATTACCCCCTCACAGTCAATATCTCCCAGGCTACTTTCTGACTCCTGGTTGCTTAAGGCTCACAGGGAACTTTTTGCCCACTCCTTAGAAGATGGCTGCTTCCAAGCCAACTTTTCCAGCGTGTGTCTATTTGAGCGGTTAGGAGATTTCGAGACTCCGACCCTTTGTCTGGAAGACAAATGCTCTCCCTTCTGAGCTATAACCGCAAGAAAAAGGAAACGTTTGTTGTTTATTTTTTAGTGCTCTGCCAACTGAGCTACCACGCCATGTTATTATAGTCTTGTAGCGTGGGCAGGACTCGAACCTGCGACCCCTAGCTTGGAATGCTTTTCTAAACGATAACTATTGCTGTACGTTTCCACGTTGAGCGGGTAAAGGGAATCGAACCCTCATCCTAAGATTGGAAATCTCATGCACTGCCGTTGTGCTATACCCGCATATAAAGGGTGCATCCTGCACCCAGTTTGATGATTATTCTTACTTACCAGGTAGTAACTTATCTATGATACTCTTAATGAAAGGAATGTCGTAGATACCGTTACTGCTAAGTCCTACTACTCCACAAAGGCAAACAACTGCCAACCATGTTGGTGTACCAAGTGGAATGAGACCGATGAACCAGCCTGCAACTGTAAGGACTGAACCTGTAATCCAGGCAACCAACTGAGGCCAGAAGCCTTCTGTGATGTTAAATTTACCATTGATTGCCCCTGCAATCGTAACTGTTAGCATACTGAGGATTGGTGCATAATACCAGAACTCAGTCGTGAATAATGTTGTTAGTTCCATAACGATTTGTTTTAATATAGATTATTAAATATCGAGCGAATGAAGGGAGTCGAACCCTCGTCCCCTGCTTGGAAGGCAGGTATAATACGCTGACGCACCGTTATACGACACTCGCATAGAGTGGATTGTAACCGTTACCACTATACCTACACATACGTTTAGGCAGCTAGTTTGGAGACGCTTGGCGACTTCCAGGGACTACTGACGTTACGTTGAGCCTCAAATCTCTTTTGATGTCACTGGTGATGGATTCGAACCACCATCCCACCCTAGGCATGGGCAACCAGTCCAGTGATTGTGTCGGGATAGATGGATTCGAACCAACGCCTGTATCTAGAATCACCTCTTGCGGAGGCCGCTCTAACCACTGAGCTATATCCCGATTAAGAAAAGGAAACTAAAGTATCCAACATTTCAACCTCCCGTTGCTTTAATTAATAGTCGGGAGGGTAGGAATCGAACCTACGTTTTGACTAATCCACATTTAGTTTGAAGTAATAGAAAAATCTTGCTGTAAGTTTCCACTATCTTGAGCGAATGAAGGGAGTCGAACCCTCGTCTCCTGCATGGCAAGCAGGTATAATATGCAAATGCACCGTTATACGACACTCGTAAATTTGAGCGGCAGACGGGACTCGAACCCGCAACCTCCACCTTGGCAAGGTGGCATTCTACCATTGAGCTACTGCCGCAAGTGAACTAACTTCATGATTTACCATTGCAGTAAACCTGGTTTGGTATTAGTTCTGAGCTGTTTACCGATTCGCAGCAACCGTTTACCTAATCATCTTTTAAAAGGAGAATGTAGACAGATGATGATTGATAAACTTGCGGTTTTTCTGCATGACACCGCCAAAGCATAAGCTATATTCTCCTAAATGTTGTTACTGAAGCGTAGTTACAACTGCTGTCTTACCCTTAACAGTGTCTACGCCCTTTCCGACTGCACTGTTAACCTTCACACCACGATTGGTGAGATAATCAGCAACAGCCTTTGCACGCTTCTCAGAGAGTTTCTGGTTGAATGCCTTAGTACCTTCCTGTGATGCTGTCGCAGTTACATCTACAATTGCGTCGTTACCAATCTGATTAAGGATGAACTTAGATTCCTCAGTCAACTTTGCACTACCAAGACTAAATGCTACAATCCATGTGTCACCGTTAGTTGTTGCCACTGCTACATTATCTGTCTTGGCAGGTACTTCCTTCTCGACGTACTTGATAACCTCCACCTCTGTAGGTTTCTTAGCAAGCTCTTCGTTCAAACGGTCAATCTCTCCAATCATTGCACCAACATCGTATGTCTTGAAGTGATGTGTACCATTAGATGTCTTGAAGTGATAGATGTAAGTCAAGTTAAGTGCTAGCTGCGCACCTTTCTTGTTGAACTGGATTGCATCGAACTTTCGTAAATTCCAATACACTGCTGGCGTTAGTACCAAACTATGTGCCTTCTTATTACCTAAGTTAAATGCGAAGTCAAGACCTGTCTTAGCTGTCAAACTATTAGCCGACGTGTCCCATCCATGAAGCCATCCAATACCAGCAACTGCACCAACCTCGAATACTCGTGGAGTACCTCTGTATCCCCAAATGAAATTAGAGAGATTCAATACTCCATTAAGTCCCACATTTGTTGCCTTTACAGCAGTCTTAAGGTCAGAGAAATGGTTGTCATTCAGAACAGCCAAGCCCTCAAGTTGGAAACCAACAACAGGAGTAATGTCCTTTGTCACCTGCAAACCCACGTTTGGGTTAACAGGGAACATTGAGTTGAAATCAAGGGGTGTTGAAGCACCAGCGGTGATACCTACGCCAACGTTATCAAACAACTTGCTATTCTCGGTAGCAATCTGTGCATTTGCACTCACAACGACACTCGCCAAGAGTGTCAACATTAAAAGAATTTTCTTCATAACTATTATTTAAAATTATTATTTTGAAAAATTTTACTGTGCAAAGATATATATTTTTTTTCTTAATTCCAAATTTTTTTTCAATTAAAATGGTAAATCATCGCAATTTTTTATCTTTTTAACTGTCCACTTATACTGAAACATATCTGGTTTACCTTCGGTTTTCTCCCTTTTAAATCCAGGGATTCTTGTTTGAAACCCCTTTCTCTCAAGTGTCCTAACCACCAGTTCAAATGCGTCATAACAATATGGGTGGTCTGGAGTGTTGATTATTAAAGTCATGGTTGTCTCATCATCCATTTCAGCCTCATCTATATTTGCTAATATCCTTTTAATAAAGAATAAGCAATAGGCTGGGAAATCGACATCATACTTCGTTATCTTCTTATACTCTCCCATGTTTATCTTATTAATGTTGTCGGGGCGACACGGCTCGAACGTGCGACCTCAGCATCCCAAATGCCGTGCTCTACCTACTGAGCTACACCCCGATTTACCCACTTAAGGTAATGGGCTACCATAACAGGAAACCTTTGTTGTTTACTAAAAAGCTCTACCAACTGAGCTACCCCGCAATTTAATACTAACTTGTTGCGGGGATGGGACTCGAACCCACGACCTCTCGCTTATGATGCAAAATGAAACTAAGTCAATTGCTGCAAGTTTCCTTGTCGGGAAAACAGGACTCGAACCTGCGACCCCATGCTCCCAAAGCACGTATTCTACCTACTGAACTACTTCCCGAATTAACACTAGCCATGCGCACATACAAGCTGAATCGAACAGTTCCTCGGCACTCACCTCCGCATGCTGCCATCACACCCCTTGTAAACTAGTGTTGGGTGTACGACAGGATTCGAACCTGCGTATACAAGTGCCACAAACTTGCGCCTAAGCCTCTCGGCCACGTACACCATATACAGGAATCGTTTCAACTAAGATGAGGCAGGATTCGAACCTACGTCTCCTGGAAAATCCAGGGCTTTAGTCCACTAAGCTACTCGCCTGGAGTTTCTTAGACTGCTGCTAGATTCCTTGTCGAGTGAGGTGGAGTCGAACCACCATTTTCTACTATACCACTACCCCAATTTTGTAGAACCTTGGCTGGGATATCACTCGATTTTTGTCTAGGTAGAGGGACTCGAACCCCCACTTCCTACGCTCCAAACGTAGAGGCTTAACCAATTAGCTGACACCTAGATTTGTACCACCATAACCAATATTTTAGAATTCTTGCATTATTACCTCTATAGTCTTATGCTGCTCTTAGAGAGGTTGCCTAAAGACTCATATTACTATGATGCGCACTTTGTCGGAGGGGAGGGATTCGAACCCCCCTACTGCGAGACCAGTACGACAATTTGTTAAAGCAGGGCAGATTTACAGTCTGCTGCCGTTACCCTCCGATTTACGGGAACTTTTTTCAACTAATACGAATTTACAGTTCATTGTTTAAACGCTTGCTGTTAGTTCCCTTGTATTTTTGCTTATATTTATATTCAATTATAAACACATTTTTATCTCTTCTATCGAATCTTGTTATGTTAAGATTCTCAATACGTCCTTTCTCTTCATCGAGTCTGAATCCATCCTCAAATGAGCGATATATTTTTAGCTCTTTTGGATTCTGTGTGACAATACAAATCACCTTTTGCAGTGAGTTATCTTCCGTATGACAGAACATTGCCCTCATGCCCCTAAAGTTATTGTTTATAGCAATACCTCCACTTGTAATGAGTCCTAATGCAAACTCTTCCCAAATAGGAATGTCACACTTTAAATAAATACCCATACCGCAAGGGTCTTTGGCATTCAGATGTTCTTTCGTAACGAGTTCCATAGTTTACTTAAATTTACCAAGTCTAATTCCTTCGACAAGGTAGTTATACAATATTTCCCAATCTGTTTCAGCATCAAAACCAAACTTATCATCGATACCTACATTAAAGTAAGTTTTCTCATCGAAGCATGACAGGTCATTGTTCTTGGTCTCTGGATTGATGTTGATGTAGTCGAACTTAATATAGCTCTCTTCAAACACTTTTCCGTATTCTCTTTCAATTGTATCCCTGTAAGATGATGTCCAGAGAATGAGACTAATATTGCTAGCATAGCTCATAAGTTCCAATGCTTCCTTCGCAAAAGGATACCACTTGTGTTCCTCTTTGTTGTGGTAACAAGCTTCGAAGATTGTGTCATGGATGTCAACCAAAACATATATCTTCTCCCAATTACGTTGGTGCATTCTCTCAAATGCCCTGTCGAAACTTTTCTCTATATTCATAGTCGGTCAAGATAGAATCGAACTACCACCGTTTTTCAACGTCTCTGAGCCTTTACACGTGCATTATAACTCAGAACCTCCCTGCCCAATTGAGGGTGTGCTACCATTACACCATTGACCAATTTTGTTGGGATTAAGGGAATCGAACCCCTACAGACCAAGAGCCAGAATCTTGCGTACTACCATTATACTAAACCCCAATGTTGTAAAAGGTCAGAGCACCATAGATAATCTCGTTTTCACGATTCGGAATTACACTACCCTCACGTGAGGCACTATTTTTTCCAAGTGAGACATGTTGTACACCATGCGTCTCGTAACCTAACTATCATCCTCGAATGATGACCTTTTTATGCAAAGGGAACATTTTTAACTGTACTCTTAAAACCCAATTTTTAATTACCTGTTAATAGAAATACTTGCTGTATGTTCCCACTGTTTGATAGCAGGGTTGCTGGATTTCACTCAAACGACTTTACACATTGAACGTATCTGCATGCACCGTACACATGGTACTTAAAGAAACCTAATTAACCCACTAACCAGGCTCGCACTGATTTAATTCTTGTCCGTTCTTGAGACTGTCCCAGTACTTTCTGCTTTGTAGTCCCAGGGGGACTCGGACCCCCATTATCTGCGTGAGAGGCAGGCCTCCTAACCTGTTAGAGGATGGGACCATATTAAAAACAAGTATAGAGGCGTATTTGTATGCCACTTAGTCCTAGGACTAAGAAACGCATATACTTGAAGCATGTTTGTTACTTGTGGGAATCGAACCCATATACACCAGTTAACATCTGGCTGCTTTGAATCTTGACACGTGCGCCATTAAGCTATCCGCAACATCATTGCTTTTTTTTTTTCGTAGCGTATAGGAGAATCGAACTCCTCTTCCCAGAATGAAAATCTGATGTACTAGCCGATATACGAATACGCCATGCTTGTACTGCATAGGGGATTCGAACCCCTGTGGGTGGTTTTCACCCAAACAGATTGAAAGTCTGTTGACCTAAGCCACTAGTCGAATGCAGCGTCTTTAGGACTTGCCTTGTCGTAGCGGTAGCGAGGCTCAAACTCGCAATCTTTACCTTGAGAGGGTAACGGCTTAATCAGTTCGCCTATACCGCCATTTACGTTTCTATATATTCAAATTCTTCTTCCATACGGTGCAAAGATATATATTTTTTTTATTAAATCAAAATTTTCAACCAATTTTTTTTATCGGAACAAATAAATCGTATCCATTATCATCTTGAAAGTGATTAATCTTATCGTCCTGCCACTCTCCGAACTTGTAACGTTTGCCCCAGAATACCTTACCGTCCCATGTGGCTTTGCTAAAGTTCCTGCAAGTACCTTCGTAAGTTGCGCCAACCTCAAGCCTATCCTTGGGTATTGCCCCACACCTTATTAGGTTCTTAACCACCATTCTATTGTAGAGGTCTTTATCCTTTATTATAGGAATATCTGGAATATCGTCTGGAGTTTCAAACGGTTTCATTTCATTCCACCGCTTCTCTCTGTCCCTCTCCTCAGCAGCCCTCTTAGCAAGAAGCTTCTGCTTTATCTTTTCAAGCTCTTCTCGTTTCATGGTGCAAAGATACACATTTTTTTCGAGAATTCCAAATTTTATCCTAATTTTTTTACATTTATTAACAAAAAAGGTGGATAATCTGCGTAGATTACCCACCCATATGGTTTGACTTGCTCTCTAAAGAGTCCTTCTCTTAAGCTTACATCACAATTAATCTACTACACCAAAAATACCTGCACGACGGCCTTCGCCTGGATACTGCTCGTACCCATGCTGTCTAGGCTGCTCTTCTATTCCGTGTAGTATTATTGATAAGTTCATAATCGTAATATGTGTTTATTATAAATATAATGATATTCTTAAAAAAAACAAGTCTTTACAGGATTTTTTTAATTCTCCTGTGCATTTCTCATTGCCCACTCAGCTGCCCAAGCATCTTGAATCTCTTGAGTTACTTCCTGGTAGATGTCAGTTCCATAGGCTTTACCAAGGATTTCACAAGACCATCCGAATACGGAAGTACCAGTACTTCCAATCTTATACCAAGTCTTTCTGTCATGTCCGCAATCGGAAATTTCCCATACCTGGTGTACCATGTAGTAGTCACCCTGTTCACTGGTCATCTTGCAGAACACCGCATCACCACGTTGTATTACTTCATGGTTGATAGGAACAATCTTGCAGTACTCCATATGGTTGATTAATGGTCTCATTGAATCACCAGCCTCCCAGTGATAAACCGTCTCACCATGTTTGAGTGCCTCAGCGATTTCCTCGCTGTCCTGGACTACCCTTATTCCATCGATAGTCTCTGGTTCGTTTACTATTCTCATCTTATCTTTCTTCTAAAAATTCTACCAAACTACGTCTATTAGACCCAAAGAAGTCGAATGGCTTTACCCTCATATTAATTAGGTCGTTATTGATAGACAACAAATTATCGTTTATAGCATTGAAGTAGTCATCAAGGTCATCGATATACTTTCCAATACCAACGATTGGGTCTATCGACATATTGAATGTTGGAGTTGGTATTGGCTTTGGTTCTCTGATTCTGAATTTCTTCATTCTCTCCACAGCCAGCGTCTCAAGTCTCCTCTGTTCAGCAATCGCCTTCTCAGCTTCCTCAATCTGGCGCTTTCTCTCCTCCTCTTCACGTTTTGCCCTCTCTTCCTCTTCCTTGGCTCTCTTCTTCTTAAGCTCTTCGTACTCCTCAACTGTCATACCTCCAAGCTCATCCCATGTTACTGTGAAGAACTCGTTAGGATTAACACCATCGAAATACTTAGGTTCTACACCAAAACAGTTATCGAATGATGAATATGACTGGTCATGTTTCTTAAGATTAATGTGAATGAATACCTCATCATCTGACGAAATAAAGTTGCCATGATTAAATATACACTCACTTGGGTGTACGATATGAGCATCAAGTGGAGTGTGGTCTTGGATAATATACCCATTACCATATACTATTGGCTCGTTGCTCTCAACCATGATAGACCTCTCAAACTGTTCCTCCTTAATGAGCTTACCACTAGGGGATAACACATATCCGTCAGAGTAGTCAGTGAATCCATCAAGTCTAAGCACTATGTGCCTAATCGTGTTGTCAACATCACTGGTTGGAGTTGTTACAAGGTTGTTCTTGTCGAAATCAACCACGTCCTTTACGTGAATCCAAGACAGTTTCTTCGGAAACAACTGCAACCCAGTCTCATACTCGATACCAAGATAATCACAATCGTTTTTAGACAGAGTATAGATGTTGCCAATTTCTCCTGCAATCTGTTTTACAATCAGTGCATCAATCTTGACACCACCGAACTCGTCATCGAAACCGATAAGTTTATATATCTTCTCAGTACCCTCGAATCCATCACAGCCTGGAGTCCTAAGGGCATATTTCTCGCCTATGATGAATTTAGGCATAGAGTCGTAGTTATCCTCTACCTCCTGTATACCCATTTCAGAGAAATCAATAGCTTCAAAAAGGTCACTAGGTATAGTGAACCTTTTTTCTACTTTTTTCTCCTGTTCTCTCATAGGGTAACCGACCCTATTACTTCTACCGTGATAATACATATCGTTTGTTGTGTCAACTAATTGTTCTAACGGAAAATTTAATTTACCATCAATATCAAATTGCATAACCAACCTACCTTCCTCATTTGTTACAATATGTGAAACAAGTGAGGCGGTAGGTTTTGGTATATGCGGATGCCCAACCCTTGCCATTACGAGTCAAGCTGAAGAAGGCTGTCATGGTCACGTCTACCCTGTAGCTCTCTGGCAATGATTTTCTGAGTGGAGTCTCCAATGCCAATGGACTTCATTGACATTTCCTTCTCCAACTTGGCAATCTCTGCCTCTGCTGCGGCACGCTTCTGAGCACCCTCCTGCTGAGCTTTCTGTACACCCTCTACAGTTGCAAGAAGCTCCTGTGTGGTCTTGCGAAGTGTCTCAATGTCAAGCACACTGCGCTGGTTCTGCTTGGCAACCTCGATTGCTTGCACCTTCATCAACTCAGCGTTCTTTCTGAAGATTTCGTTGGTAGTTTCTGTAACCTTGTTACTTACCTCAATACTCTGCTTCTGGTTGTACAATGCCACAGCAAGTGACAACTGGTTCTTCCAGAGAGGTATTGTCATAGCAATCTGAGACTCAGTGTTGTTAGCATCCATGATGTTGGTACGCTGGATGATACGAATCTGAGTCAATGACTGCTTGAATGCATAGCGCAACATGATGAGGTCAGTTACACGCTTATCAAGAGAGTTCTTGTACTCCTCTATATCGGTAATCTGGTAATCCTCATACTGTCCAGCCTCTGCCTTCATGTTCTCAAGCAAAGTTTCCAACTCCTTAGACTTCAGCTTACCTGCCACAATAAGGTCTTCAAGCTGGTCTACATAGTCACAGTTATTCTCGAACTGCTTCTGCAACAGATTGTTATCACGGATAGCAATCTGGCGTGTAGCCTTAAGCTTGTCAACGATACCGTCAATGTTCTTCTCAATGGTGTTATACTTGGTCTTCACCTGTTCCACTGAAATAATAAGCTTCTTAAGTCCTGGAATCTTACGCAGGAATCTTTTGACTGCACTAGGTGCTTCGAGGTCATCAATGTTAACCTCGTGTAGCTCTGCAAGCAGGTTGGAAATAAGCTGTGCTGACTCAATGCTTGAACGTGACTCAAACGACTGCGTAAGGAAGTCATTAGAATAGGTGTCCATAGCATGTTGCAAATCAGAACCATAGCTTGAGATACTAGTCAAATCCTTCTCATTAAGGACAGATGCAATTTCCCTGTAATATGCCAGTCTCTGTGCTGGGATATTGTCAATATTGACCTCACCGCCATCATCAATACGTTTCTGTGGCACACCAGCAGTTCCGTTCAGTTCAGCCTCTGCCTCAGCAGCAATCTCAGCAGCAGCACGTCTACTTCTATTAACCTTTGGCTTTGGAGCAGGGGTAGTTGTTCTCCTTGCCCTTCTAGTCCTAGTAGTAGTTACAGTCTCTGTAGCATCACCCTCTGAGAACTCAGCGTCAACAATGGGCTTTTCTCTTTTAGTTCTTGTAGCCATTATTCTATCATTTTAAAGTTATAAAAACAAATGTGGTGCAAAGATATATAAACTTTTTGAGAAAAACAAATTATCGACTATAATATTATGTTAAAAAAACTAAAGTCATAAAAAAACTACCCATTTCTGAGTAGTTCTTTTGTTTAGAATGGTAAGTCATCAGCTGCTGTGCTTGCTGCTGACACTTCCTGCTCGGTGTTGTCTCTCTTCAGATTACCGAAGTCAGCTCCAGTAGATACCACTGCATCATTTGACTGTGTTGTTCCAGAACCGCTTGATACGAAATCAACCCTGTCGGCAAACACATCGTGCGAAATTGCACTCTCACCACTCTTTGTCTTGTAGATTGATGTACGAAGTACACCACGAACGTCTACGTGGCTACCCTTCTTCAAGTGCTCCTGCATCTTGATGGCTCTGTCACCAGTCCACATTACGTTTACCCAAGTGGTAGTTCTCTCACCACCGCTAAAATCATCAGTTGCTACCCTAAAGGATACCATCTGCTTTCCATTCTTGGTGTTTCTGATTTCCGAATCAGCACCAAGTCTTCCTATCAGCTCTATATTAAGCATACGATGAAAAAATTGTTAGATTAGTAAAATAAATTAAATATATAATATAAGATATTTGTCATCTTCGACAAAAGCCCAACCCTGTTTCTTCAAGTCATCAAGGTCAGCTACTGGCATATCTGAATCCAATAAACTCTGTACGTCAATTGAGTAATAATAGTCAAGAGTACCCCTATCAAGTTCTAGAGATACATTAGTGTACTGCATTATATTTGAGACCTCAGCAGCCGTAATAGAATACTTCGTTACTTTATTATTCCCAAGTACATTCTTTAAATCGTCTATACTCATAAGATTTCTGTTTAACAGTGCAAAGATATATTAAAAATTTTAAAAAAACAAGTATTTATTGAAAAAAAATTATGAAACCAAGTAAATTTGTTACAGTAAGAGGTAGAAAGGCATGGTTTCTACCATCGAATATCAAAGCATTAACCTGGAAGGGTTACATTTATTGTCACAAAAGAGAGGATGCCGACAAGATTAATGAAACTGATACCATTGACAGTCAGCTGGAATCTCATGAAACCATTCACGTAAGGCAGGCTGAATCAACACATGATTCATGGTTCTTCTTCTACCTAAGGTATGCATGGGAATGGGTTCGCAATATCCCTCTTATATTCATTAAATTCCATGCCGCATACAAGTTTATACCAATTGAAATAGAGGCATACCTCAATCAAGATAATTGGGACTACTGCATGCACGGTGCAACATACCAGTGGAAAGAATTTGAGAAACTGACACTTAAAAGGAAGCGTGAACTTGCTAAGGAATATTATGGTGCTCCAATAAGGCCATATTTCACGAAATTCCTGTACGATAAACTAATAGCAAAAAAATGAGGACTCGGTTGGTCCTCATTTTTTTTTTCTTTATTCAGCAGCAGATGTTACAAGTTCAAGTAATTCCTTCTCACTAACCAGTGGATTATTTCTTCTGGCATCCCCAAGTATCGCCTTTGATGCCTTGATTTTATCCCTACTGGCTGCTGTATAATCCTCTATCTCTTTCTCTATCTGGTCAAGGATTTCTTCTCTCTTTGCAACTGCTTCATCCTTTGAAAGGAATAGTTCTTCTATATCGTGAGAAGGTTTATCCGTTCTTGCACCAAACCCCATGAAAAATACCCTATTACCATCTTCGTCTGTTCCAAATATGTTGTATTTGAAATAGCCTCCACTATAAGATAAGCCAGTAACCTCACAATTGGTGTACACACGTACATTAACAGTTGCTGGTATTTCATGTCCAACCCTAAAGACTCTATAGATAGTTTTACCTTTAAGAGTTTTCTTGCTGAAAATATCGATTGTAATCATACGTCGCACAATTTAAAAGAACTTAATCTTATCTTCCTGTGCCTTGATATTCATCTTTGGCTTCATGAAGAACTCGATGTTAACAGTTGGCTCAATAAGCTTTACAATTTCTGCCATTGGCTTATAAGCATCTGGTGCTTCATCAAGAGTCTTCTCATCGGCAGTGGTGGTATAGATGCCAGCATCAGCCATCTGTTTCTTAAACTCCTCAGCATCCAGGTTCTCGAAAGCCTTTGAACGTGACATAATGCGTCCAGCACCGTGTGGTGCTGTAAAGTTCCAGTCTGGATTTGACTTACCTGTGCAGATAGAGATACCATCCCTCATGTTGAATGGAATAATCACCCTCTCACCCTCGTAAGCACGGATAGAACCCTTACGAATCATCATGTTTGGAGCACCCATCAACGCCTTGAAGTCGTAATCAATATAGTTGTGCGTAGTACTGATGAAGTCAACTGGTTTTCCACCTCCAGACATCTTCCTATATATCTCAACGACCTGCTCGTTAATTACCTCGTGATTCAGCTGTGCATAGGTCTGGGCAATGAGTACATCTACTAAGTATCCCATAAGGTGTTCTCCAGAGAGGTAACCTGGAATCCTGTGAGAGAGATATTCCTCCCTTGCAGCCTTTAGCTCTTCCTTCATCTTTGATTTATCGGTGTTCTTAGCCTTGACGTTATTCTCAAGCATCTTCATTTCTTCCCTGGAAACAGTCATGCTCTTGGCAATCTTGTTCCAGTAATTGAATACAGCCAAACCAAGCTTACGTGAGCCGCAGTGTACGCATACGCAATACTTACCCAACTCCTCGTTGACATCATACTCAAGGAAATGGTTACCACCACCTACAGAGCCGATAGCCTTAATGAAGTCACCATAGTCAATACGTACCCTGGTACACCACTTCTCCAAATCCATTTCGTTTCCAAAACGAATAGCATATTCTGAGAACTGAGGATACAATGAGCATAACCTGTCCATAGCTGCGTTAACAGCCTTGGTGATACGCTTCCATTCAATCTTAGACTTGTCGTTAATTGAGAAACCGAAAGGTATCTCCTTGCGAATCTTGTGCTCGAACTCCTTCATATTATCGTCGATAATAGGCTTATCGAAGAAGGTAGCAGAGATAGTACACCCGATATCACATCCAACGTGCTCTGGGTTCACGTGGTCTTTATCTATATTAACAGGGCATGAGAAGCCAACTACAATGCCCTTACCATCGTGACAGTCTGGCATGATTCGTATTTTCCTGTCCTTGAACGCAATACAATCAGCAATGCGATATATCGTTGACAACGCAGTCTCCTCAACGTTGTCGGTAAAGACCTTTAAGTCCTTACAATACTGTCCTTTTAATTCTAACATAATTATTCTTCGTTTAAAACTCCTGTTCGTTTCATTTTATCCAAGATAGCATCGATAATATCAAGATGTTTATCATCAAATTTAGCTCTTTCAATACCCATGATAAGATTCTTGTCAGCTTTTCCCTTTGTAGCTTTAACCATTTTTTTCTTATAGTTTTCAAGCTTTTTATTCTGAGCTTTCAATTTCTTAATTTCCTCGTTTGTATTGAAAGTTTCGCACTTCTCAGACTCCCACTTGAATGTGTTCTGAACAATCTCATTCATCATGGATGATATAAAGAAAAATGAGCGAACTACTTCCTTAACACTCTCGTATGGTATAATAGATAACTGACCAGATGTGTGTGCATGAAGGATATAATTGCCTCCAGAGGAAAATCCTGGGATTATAATCGACATAACACCACTGCTGTTAGCACCGATGTGGTCTGATATTCTCAAGACCCTACCATTAACGTTATAGTAGCGTGATTTACTAGCTTCTACAATTGTGCAAACAACTGGATACTGTTTTACCAGTTTGTCAATGTATTTTTCAATTTTATCCTTTACCCTCATGGCTTTATCCAATACAAGTTACCCACTTAGCAATAATTTCGTTCTTATAACTGTCAGCATCCTCCTTGGATTTGAACATGTTATGACTGACCTTTCTCCACTCATCAGCCTCTGCATCTTTACCAGTATATGACATTTGAATTTTTCCCTTCGAATCAAGGAAGTAATAGATGTCAGCAAGTTTGAATTTCTTATCAGAAACATAAGCAACCTTGGACTTATCATTTACAGATGTAATGGCATATCTGTTATCCTTCACCAGAAAGTCAGTAATGACATACAGTCCACCTGGAAACTTGGAAGAAAGAGCACCTGCATTAGGTACTACAGGAGTTCCATTATCATACTTTCTCAGATAAGGGTGCTCAGAAATAGTGGTGGCATCCATCTTAATGTAACTTGGCACTTCACAACCATTCTTCTCAAACTTGAATACCTTATCCTCCTTGTATACAATGTCGCCCTTTCTTATACCAAGTGCTGGTATAGAGATAATAAAATCATAATACTTTTTCATATTCTAATCGAAATTAGTCATTAATATACTTGTTATTTTATAGCCTTATTAAGAATGCTGTCAATCTGTTCACGCCTGTATCTCTCAAGCCCAGCCTTATAGTTTTCTTCCTTGCATTCATCTACAAACTTATCGAACTCTTCCAGTGTCATTGAATGCTCTAGAAGTAACTTTACCTTTTTCGTATTATCCTCCTTGTATAATGGACTCTTCGTTATGACAATCCGATACTCAAGATTTTCTGTCGTAAGAAGGTAGAACAAACAATTAAAGTAGTAGTTCTTAGTTGGTATATTATATGCCTCAAATGGCTTCAGATACTTCAACTTATTAGACCTAGCAAGTTCATGGACTGCATCCTTGATGTCATTAAGGTGCGACATTGAAGAGTTAAATTTCCTAGCATACTTCTTTACGTCTTCCATACACTTGGTAACCTTCTTACCGAAATCCTTCTTCTCTTTTCGTCTTTCCAGTAAACATAGTACCAGAAAAATTAATAGACATACTGTCAATACAATCAAAAAATCCATAGTCTTACTTTTTATTTAATTTATGGCGCAAAGTTACAGAAAAAATCTGAGATAACCAAAGTAATCCCAGATTTTTAACAATTATTTAGAAATGAACATTCCTTATAACAGTTTACCGTTTTTCTCGGTAATATTTCCATTGAAAATGTCAATGACCAGAGGACGCTGCTTGCGCTTGTACTCAGACTTGATACAACGCTCTATGACCATTTCCACAGTATCCTTACCATGCTTCTGGCACAGACCCTTGAACACACCATGCTCGTAGTCACTTGTCACAACAGTTGGTTTGATTCTAGAGTCCAAACCAACCCAGGCATGTAAGATTTCATCCACATCGTCGTAGGTCTTTCCTGGGGCAATCTGAGCAAGGTCTCCACCTTCCTTCACACCGTTACCATCGGTAGGCATAAGTGCAATGGATGCCTCAAGTGCCTTGGAATCCTTGAACACATTCTCCTTCATCCACTTAGCTAGGTCGTACACCTCGTGCTTCCACAAACCACCGATTGGATTGAAATCACCGTCATCACCATGAAGAGTCCAGAAGCCAAGGAAGTGCTCTGTGAGGTTGTCAGTGTCCACCACCAGACCACGTGTCCTAGAAGCGATGTCATACAGCGTAAGCATACGCAGACGAGCCTTGATGTTCCCTCTTGATATTGGCGTGGCATCTATGTTATGGATAGTTCCCTTACAGAAATCCTCTACAGTCTCGTAGACATCCTCAAGGTTTATCTCGTCGAAAGTGGTGCAGAACTCTTTACCGACCAATGATGCAGCACTAACCTCATCCTCCTTGTTGGTTGAACATGGAAGACTGAAACCAGCCAACGTAGGGCTGTCAATACCAGGATACTTAGCCTTGAATCTAACGATTGCCTTGTTGCACAATGCTGCGCACACAGTAGAATCAATACCACCGCTAATACCAAGGACAAGACACTTAATGTTGTTGTTGGCTACATACTCGACGATTCCCTCAATCAAGTTGTTAAACACCTCACCATAGTTTAAAGGTGCTGTACGATAAGTCTCTATCATAATACCTAATTTATTATTTGTTTTACTTTAATTTCTTCAACTCCGTAAACTTTACTTTCTCATGTGGTAGTAAATTGATATTCTTAATCTTCACTACTATCTCACTCCTATGCTGTACGCTTAAATCCATAACACTAGGAACTGAATAGCTACCAGCAGTAGCAGCACCGCTGTCTAAGCGAATACCATTAATTATATCACCAAAGCAATTAAGTAAGCAAATTTTCTTCATATTATCGTAATTTTGAGTGCAAAGATACAGAAAAAAAACGGAATAGCCAAAAGTTACCCCGTTTTTTAACATCATTTAATACTCTTCCAATTCTCCAGTCTTCTTGTTGAGAAGAAACCATCCACCCTTATTCTCTTCGAAAACATAGGCGTAGTCCTCATCAATCTGTGAATTTACATCGATTGCAGTGTCTCCCTGTTTTGGCGCTATATGCTCCCACACTTCACCTTCTCTGTTTGCGTAGTGAGTAAAGCCATCGTTATCAACGCTGCTCATATCACCGCCTAACACAAGGTTCAATGCCCTCTCATAGGTGTCCGCAAAAGACTTAAGAGACTCTCCAACACCGCTAGGATAACCATTCCAATGGCAATATACACCAATGAAAGGTTTCTCAATCTTCACGTCTTCACACTTGTCATTAGAAGCTTCTCCACCCCAATCACTGGCTGGAGACTTAGACTTCTCGTCAGAATATCTTTGTGTTGACCCAACATCAGAATTTCTAACTTTTACGATAATACAACTCCTAGTTGCCATGATATATATTGTTTAGGATTTAGCCACAATTAGCGTATAATCTTTCTTACCCTTTTGGAGAAGTAGATACTTGCCGTTGATTAGACTACCAGCATCAACAACTACCTTCTCGTCGGTAACCTTCTCCCTGTTGATGGAGAAACCGTTAGCCTTGATAAGCTTACGAGCCTCGGACTTTGAAGGCACTTTGTCATGCATGGTTGCAAGGTCGATAACAGTCACACCACTGGCAAGCTGTTCCTTTGGTATCTCAACAGTAGCAACCTCTGACTCAACGAACTTCCATCCGTTAATATCCATTTCGTCAAGGCCAATACCGCCAAACAGGAATGCAGTAGCCTGTTTCACACCAAGCACTGCATCATGACCATGAATCATTTCAGTCATGTATTCAGCAAGTACAGTCTGCAAGTAACGTTTGCTTGGGTTCTCACGATGCTGCTCAATAATAGTCTTGATGTTTTCAAGAGGGATGAGGGTGAACAGCTTTATGAAACGCTCTGAGTCTTCGTCAGACTGATTCATCCAGAACTGGAAGAACTCGTATGGACTCGTCTTCTCTGGGTCAAGCCAGATATTACCCTTCTCTGACTTACCGAACTTTGTGCCATCAGCCTTAGTTACCAAAGGCCATGTCAACATACAAGCATCGTCCTTTCCAAGCATCTTGTGTATCAGTTCAATACCAGTAGTACCGTTTCCATACTGGTCACTACCACCAATCTGTAGCTTACAGTCATAGTTCTGGTACAACTCGACGAAATCGTAACCCTGTAACAACTGATAGGTAAACTCAGTGAATGACATACCACTACCCTCACGCTCAAGACGCTTCTTTACAGAGTCCTTTGCCATCATGTAGTTAACGGTGATACACTTACCAACCTCACGTGCGAAATCGATGAAAGAGAAATTCTTCATCCAATCGTAGTTATTAACCAGAATAGCAGCCTTTGGGTCGTTGTTATCAAAGTGAAGCAGTCTACTCACCTGTTTGCGGATACCCTCGATGTTATGCTCGACTACTTCAGCACTCAGAAGCTTGCGCTCTTCTGACTTAAACGATGGGTCTCCAATGAAAGCCGTAGCACCTCCCAACAGAACGATAGGCTTATGACCATAGGACTGAAGAAGCTTGGCAGTTGTAAATGCCAGCAAATGTCCAAGGTGTAGGCTGTCCGCTGTGGGGTCAGTACCTACATAAAATACAGTTGGCTTACTGAGCAACTCTTCGAGGTTGCCAGAGAGACTTGCAATAAGTCCTCTCTCTTTCAATTCTTTAAGTAATGGATTCATATTATCTTATATAATGTTATAAACTATCCGTATATACTAGCAGCCTTCTTTTACTTAGGACAGCATTAACGATGGAAAGCCTCTGTGTCTCTGTTATACTTTCCATCCTAGCTTTCCTCTTCTGCCTGGAGTTCGGGTTTCCACCCTTCTTCCTACTGCTGCTTTTTCCCTTACTCTTATTCTTACTTTTTTTGAAAAAATACATAATTGTCCTAAGAATTATTTCTTCCCTGGTCATTACGGATGCAAAGATATATTAAAAAAATTATATTTCCAAATTATTTAACAAGCTTTAACCTGGCTGTTTAGGAATTACCATCCTGTACAGGTTACAACCTACGAAGTTTCCAAGAATCTCAGCTATCCATATAGCAATAACACTTCCACTTATAAACTCCTTACTACATAGGAAATAGAATGCATCGGCTATACTGTGTGTGAATCCACACATAATGAATAAAGGTACACCGAATAGCAATGGTAGGAAGTGTCTCTTTCTAGCAAAATGCACCGCTGTTGTCATAATAAATCCGCAACAGATTGCGGCAAGGAAACAGTTAAATGCACCAGCATCTAATCTTTTATGTAGAATCTGACTTGATGCTTCTATCAGTTCTGGGGAAGTACTCCATAGGAGGATTGACATGAGTCCACAACCAATGGCGTTACCGAAAATGATAACTAGCAGCTCTATCCACTCCTTTACACTGTCTGGCTTGAAGAAACCAGCAGTACCAGTATAAAGTTTGAAAGCATAGTGAACTACGGTAATGAGTCCAAATGAGAAGAGTATAGCGCCCCACAGACCCCCTACCTTCATAAACGCAGTACCACCCATAGCGATACAAATACCAGCCAGGGCTGATGAATTAAACAATCTTACAAATTCCTTCATAATTAATATCTTTTCTGCAAAGATATAAAAAATAAGCGAATTATCAAAATTACTTAACTCTATTTAACAAAAAAAGTGCTAGCGTTAACTAGCACCTTTTATTTCTTCAGAGCTTGATGTAATTCAGAATCTCCTGTGACAGAGCCTTCATTACCAGCTCCTCGGCTGTAGGCTTACGAACCTCACCAGTTACCTCATCCTTCACCGCCTCTTCGTTAAGCAGCATCGATATAATACTACCATCGAAGCCAGAGAAGAAGTAACAACCTGGAGTGTTGCAGTCACCCTCGTAGTGAGTGTTACCGTATCTTGCAGCTACGTCCCACCAGATGAACGACATACTCTCAACGAACTCATCTGGGAAGACAGTCTTGAGTGTCTTCTTTGAGTACTCGTAGTTGGTTGGCTCAGTACGCTGACGTGAATAGTAGCCACCACCAGCAGGATTGAACTGCATATCTGATACCACAAGGATGGTCTTTGGGTAGTCCTCCAGAGGAATCTCTGGATGCTCCTTACGAATCTTCACAATCTCCTCTACGATTGACTGGAAGTTAGTACCTCCACAAGGAACACCTGGTAGTGTCATCACCTTGTCGCAGAATGAATCACCCTTGAGGTCGTATGGGTATGACTTGTTGTCGAACATGATAATCTTGTTGTGGAACGCTCCAGTGTTAAGTTCACTGAAGAAGATTGCCAAAGAGTTGGCAACGTCACTACAAGATACGTCATTCAGACCATTCACACGTGTACTCATTGAACCGCTGGTATCAAGTGCGCACCATACGTTACCTGTAATCTTACCGTTTTTACGTGCCTGTTCTACCAAGCCCATAAACTGAGCATCGATAGTGTGCTTGACCTCTGGAGACAATGCCTTGTGAGCATATCCTCTGTAGACACCAGCATCACGAAGCTTCTTGGCAAGCTCGAAGACGTATCCAGTAAACTTTGCCACAGGCTTACCCATTATCCACTTGGTGTAAGCGTCCTTCAAATTGTGGTTTGAAAGGAACTTGCTGGTTACAAGTAGATTCAGAGCACGACCTGGGATATGATTCCAGTTCAACTCACCGTAGTTACGTGAACAGATAAGCTTCTGGAAGTCATGTGCGTTACCGCTGGTCTTCAGCTTGTTGTACTCCTTGTAGGACAGGTTCATGAAGTTAGCGAACTCCTTAGCCAACTTGTTAGTTGTCTTAGTCCACTCAGTCTTGCACTTACTCTCGCTCTTGATACGAGGCATATATTTCTTCACCAGGTCAACATGGGTATCGCAAAGCAAACCCTGTGCAATGATTTCGAACATCGCCTCATGATTCAGCGCATTCGTACCCTCGTGAATGTCGTAGAACAACATTGTCCAAATGTCCTTCCATGAACCAACAATAGGCAATGCCCATACGTTGTTGTAGAAGGTTGATGGGTGTTCCTTGGCAATCCAAAGAAAACGCTTGAATGACTCATCACGAGCACCCTGTCCGTTCTGAACCTTGTCAGTCTCGTTCTCCTTGTTAACCTTCACCTTACGTGTAACCATACGAAGGTAGAATGGGAAACGGAGAGCTGCCTCAGCGTTCTCCTCCCAGATTCTTGCCTGGTCAGTGAACACATCTGCGATAGGACGACCTCTGAAGTTACCTGCCTTACCGAACTGGTCAACTATCTGGCTACCAGTAGTAACGTTAGTAACTGCTCCATTCTCTGTAAGGGTTGTTGCTCTAAACCCTACTGTCTCAACGAACCTATTCGTTGTCTGTGTTCTTGTTCTTGTGTTCATATTTTCTCACTTTTTTGAATCGTGGTGCAAAGATATATATTTTTTTCTTTAATTCCAAATAATTAGAGAACTTTTTTCAGAAAAAAATGTATTTATAGGTATATTATAACGTTTATTAACTAAAATATTATGGATTATATAGCACAAATCATACGTGAAGAAGTGGAAAAGACTATTCTCTCTGAAAGGGTGTATAAGAACCCAGAGGAAGAGAAGCACTATAAGAACATCAGAAGGTTACAGCTTAAATACCAGAATAAAGGTTTCAGCGATAAAGAAGCACATGACCTTGCAGTAAAGAAGTACAAGGAAAAGCTTAAAAAGAAAAAAGAAGCTGAATACAGAATGCGTAAAAAGAAGGGTGGAGGTAGTGAAAGATATAACTTCACAAGATATAAGGAGAAGAACAGAGACGTTGCAGCTGGTGACTATAGACAGCTTGCAGACAGAATCGACCCAGAGAAAACAGATATTGCAGCAGTTGCAAGGGAAATATTCCCAGACCATACTGACGAGGGTGCTCAGTCACAGCTTAGAAAGATACTTAATGGTGAGAGACCTATGACCAGTAGGGTTGCACAGAAACTTGAGGATATGATTTCAAGTGGACAGGTGGCTGTTAAGGCATAACAAATAAAAATGGACTATTACACGTGGTAGTAGTCCATTATTTTTTTACTTGGAGGAGAAGATTCTCTCTTCATATTCTCTTTTCAGCTTTGCGAGTATGGCAGTCTCCATTTGTCTGATTCTCTCAGATGTCAAACCAAGTTCTAGTGCCACCTCAGAAAGTTCAAACTCCCTCTTAATGCCGTTAACCTCGATAAGACCAAAGCGCATCTGAATAACTTTCTGCTCACGTGGTGTTAGTATCTCTAATAGCGAGGAAACCATAGTCTTCTGGAAATCACTCTCAGACTTAGCCTCATAGTCATTGGCTGAGGAACTTGCACGGTTGTAATCCATGAGGTCAGCAAACCCTACAGTTGATTCCTCGTCAGATGGAGAGTAGTCATCAACCATCGTAACATGCAGGTTAAGCAGGTCATTCTTGTCTTTGATACCCTTCTTGAGCTTCTTATTGACAATATCCAACAGTTCCTCTGCGCTAGGGTTACGCTCGTTCTCCTGCATAAATTCGCTTGATGCCTTAGAAACAATACTCCATGTCTTAGAGTTGTTGGTTCTGTGGACTATTGGCTTGACGTTGTGATGATACTCTTCGATAGCTCTCTTCACATACCACATAGCATAACTGGCGAACTTAAATCCCCTCGTATGGTCGAACTTATCTACAGCTTCTGCAAGACCTATGTTAGCCTCGTTCACGTAGTCCATCAATGTGTCTGTGGTTGCCCAGTTCTTCGCTGCTGCAACACAAAGTCTCTGGTTTGCGGCAATAATAAGACCACGAGCCTTAATCATCTTAGGTTCGTATCTCTTAATAGCCTCCAAATCATGATTCTCCTTTGCCTCATTCAGTAGATTCCTGTACTTGGCAAATTCAGCGAACATCTTGATTTCCTCTTCCTTGTCTGGAACATCGTACTTTCTGATGTCGTTGTAGAAACGTTTGGTGTTTTCACTACGGCAAACAAGACCAGTGTCAGTCTGTTTCAAATTTACTACTAAAGCCATTCTTTCTTATTCCTTTATTGTTTGTAACATTGTTAATTCTTTTTTTTCAATATGACAGTGGTCTTATTGTTCTCATCACGTGGTGCTGCCTCTGGAACAGCAACGTCTTCAAGCATGACGATAAACTCCAGTATAGACCTCTTGTTCTCCTCACGTCTTGACAGTTCTCTGCCCTTCATGGTAAGTACCACTTTAACTCTGCTGCCTTCCTCAATAAACTTTCTTGCGTTATTAACCTTTGTTTCGAGGTCATGCTTAGCAATGTTAACGCTAAGTTGTATCTCTTTAAGAGGTTTCGCATTTTGTTTAGCCTTCTTTGCGATTTTCTTAATCTCATATAGCATCTTTTCGTAGTTACATATCCTAAGAACTGGAATCTCTAGTCTACCCTGTATTTCCACAAGGTCTAATTCCATACTCTCGGCAATTCTACGTGCCTCGTTAATTGAGACCACCTTTGATTCGATACCCTCACCTACGATTCTAACGTCACCAGAGAAACGAATCTCATCATTAACCCTAAACCTCTGGGTCAAATCATTTTTCTTCGGTTTCAGCATTTAATTTTTCTAGCCTTTTTATTTCTTGTTCTAATTCTTCAAGTTGTCTTTTCTGAAAGTCATACATAATCTTAGCGCAGCTTAGTCTCCTCTCTATTTCCTCCTTCGTTGGGGGGAGTTTAGCACGCTCAGCTGCCTTCCTCTCGTTTTCTTCCATCATGAGGATAAAACGTTCAGCATCTTCACCCTCAAGTACTGGGATGTTCTTACCCACATCAGTAGCCAACGCCCCAACTGGGTCTTCGTAGTCATTATCGGGTGCAAAGTTACAGAATTTATCTGACATAACCAAAATAATATCCTTAATTTTTGTTAACCCTCTACATATTCCCATAACAAGTCTCTGTCTAAGGCCTTATAATGACCAGGTACTACACCTTGTGTACACCTCTGGTGAATAAGTGTCTCTATGTAATATAGATTGTCTGATACATAATGATAGGTATCCAGTAGATATTTCTCCACATCATCTGGATATGCAGCACCATCTGGGTCTTCCTCTGTACCTTTTATTGCCTTGTCCCTATATCCAAGGACTGTAGCCACATCATCCAGAATGTGTGTCTGCAACGTCAGCATGACGTTCTTGTTAATGGCGATTATATCGTCATCCTTATCCTCAATGTTGAGGAATTTGACCAGCTTCAAGTGGTCTTCAGTTAAATGTAAATGTATTACCATATATCTAATATCTTCTATGTCCGTTTTTCTTAAATCTTTCCTCAGCTTCTTTCTTTCTCTTAGCAACCATTTCGTAGTACGCTTTCCTGTCTTTAGCTTTAACCTCAAGCTCCTTCTCTCTAATCTCCTTCATTTCCTCTGCCCTACTCTTCTGATGGTAGTCATAGATGTCTAGGTCAACATCCGTTATAGTATTAGTGAATATGTCTAATATTCTATTCTTATCACCATTACCATCGAACCTGCTATTACCAAGTAAGGGACAAGCAACTCGTTTCCCTTTATATAAAATATTAATAAGTTTGAGGCATTTCTCAAGAGATTCATAGGATAAGTAGTCTTTTTGGAGGTCTGGTCTGAAATTATAACCAGCCGTGATAAAACACAGACAGAAGGTTGGCTCTCCATCTGCCGTACATTCTAGAATAGTACCAAGCTTCTCTGGGTCTCCATACTTGGTTTCCATATTCTTCTCTTGTACGTAATGGTAGTTGAGCATAACCTTCAACTGTATACCTTGAGACATGGTGCAATAGGTATTAGTTCCTATCAGCACCACGTCATATTCCTTAACATGTTCGAAAAGGTCTACGTCCTTAATCGTTTTTAGCATCTTCCTCTCCTATACCCATTTCTTTCGCAATAGGTGTATAAAATCCTTTAATTTTTAAGTTTGCTGCTCGTTGTTTAGCTGGTTTTACAGCCCAATCCTCAGACACTTCATCGGCTTCTTCAACCCCTATTGGGTCTGTTGGTTCTGTGACAGAGTTTGATAGTGTTGCACCAGTAGAGAAGCCAATCTGCTTTGTCTCTTCCTCAGTAACAGTAATCCTACCATTCTTCTTGATAATCTCATTGAGTCTGTCAAACAGTGTCACCTCTGGTATCTGGTCTACGTAAATACCCTGTATCACTTCTTTCAAGAAGTCAAACGTGAATCCTTCAGTCTTTACAGTATACCTCTCTATGTCCTTCTTAATTGTCTCATCCTCAACATCCAGTCCAGCATCCTTTAACTTCATAGTGATGTAAGCTCTCCTCACATCCTCAGTAGGTTTCTTATACTCGATAACGAGGTTGAATCTGCTTGGTCTACAAGTAAATCTCTTCTCAAGTATCTGCGGATAGTTAGTTGTTGCAATAGTAACAACATTATCAAACTGTGTATTACCATCAAGCAACTGCAACAGCATGGCTGTATAGTGGTCATCCTTTGACAGACGTTCGAAATCCTCAATGATTGTTACAATCTTCCTGTTAGGCTCAATATCCCTCAGTCGCTCCATGCACACATGATACGAACTGAGTGCCTGCGTGTTATCAATGAATATAACAACACCATCGTATTCTTCTATTAGCTTATGTGCCAGAATATTAATAAGTGATGTTTTGCCATTACCAGGCAATGAATACAAGAGTATGTTCCTCTTATAAACATTACCAAACTGTCTGTACCTATCCTCTGATTCCCAGAATCTCTTGATGTCATCAAGAATCGTTGTCTGGATATCATTTGGTAGGATATACAACTTAGGCATTATGATTTCCTTCCTGCTGAAGAATGCCTTTCCATGATAAGAATCGTAAACTGGCTCATAGAAGCCAGATGGAAGAACGTCCCTCGTCTCTCCTATGGGTTGAAACGTATTCTCGCTCTTCACGTAGCGTGTGAAACTTCTTTCTCTTTCCATAAATTATTGTTACTTAAAATTATCCTTTTCGCAAAGTTCTTCCAATAGTTTTCTTTCGTCTTCTGTTATTGCTTTTGGCATTACGAGTTTCACAACTCCTATCATATTGCCCCTATTGTTTGTGTTGAATTTTGGCATACCATAACCCTTGAATCTGAGTTGTGTGCCATCCTCAGTACCCCGTGGTATTTTAGCCGTTATAATTTTTCCATCAATTGTTTCGACAGTCGTTTCACCGCCTATTATACCCTTCAACACTGGTATTTCTAGGGTGAAGAAAAGGTCTTCACCCACCCTGTCAAATCTTTCATCTGGAATCTGTGCGATGTTAACAATCAAATTTCCTGGAGAGCCATTTCCATGAGGTGGGAAATTTCCCAATCCTGCAAACTGGTATACCTGTCCATGAAAACTCCCTCTGTTAAACTTCAGTTCAACCTCCTTTGATGTTAATACAATACCGTGACCGTTACATTTCTTGCATGGATTCTCGATAATATGCCCTTTACCACCGCATTGAGGGCAAGTGCTTGTCATACTCATAAATCCATTAGATGAGAACACATTACCAGTTCCACCGCATGACTTACAAGTTCTTTTTTTGCTCTCAGATGTCATACCAGTTCCGTTACACTCACCGCAAAGCTCATAACGGTTATACTTAATCTTCTTGGTAACACCATCAAATAATTCTTTCAGTGTGAGTTTAAAAGTGATTTGTATGCTACTACCTACCACCTGTTTCGGTTTTCTCTCACCACCAAAATCAAATCCACCAAAACCACCGAATCCACCAAAATGTCTCAGTATCTCATCAATGTTCATACCACCGAAGTCTGGACCGCCACTGGTTTTGAAGTCAAAATTAGATGCTGGATTATCATATTGCTTACGCTTCTCATCATCACCAAGAACCTCATAAGCCTCAGCCACCTCCTTGAACTTCTCCTCGGCTTTCTTATCACCTTGGTTACGGTCTGGATGATACTTGATACTAAGTTTTCTAAAAGCCTTCTTAATATCATCCTTTGATGCATCCTTGCTGACACCAAGAATATTGTAGTAATCTTTTCTCATATTATGAAAAAGTTATAATTTTAGTGCAAAGATATATATTTTATTTTTAAATTCCAAGTTTTTCAAGTAATTTCTGTTCACAGTCATGCGGAAACGTTAAAGCATAGTATTTGTCATGAAAATACCAAGGTCTTATGTCACCAAACATATCATGTTTAACCTCAGTATCATCCACTAGCCATAATGTTCCACCACCACTAATGAATAAACCAACAATACTAATATTGTCAAAAACAATAGGGTCTAATTTACCATTCTCGTCTCGAAAAACAATTTTATTAACCCCAATTTTATTCTGCAATATATCTTTTATAACAAAAACGTCTTCTTCACTCATAAAACAAAACTACAAAAATCTGAGAGACTTGTTGGGAAAGCCCCTCAGATTTGCAATTATAATTCAACCTCGCCAAGTCATATTAGTTTTTAACTTCTTCAAATTCAGCGTCTTGAACATCATTAGGCTGCTCTGCTGCCGTCTCTGCCACCTCTTCATCAGATGGCTGTTGTGCCGTTGACTGATTCTGATTGTTTGAATAAATGCGCTGAGAAATCTCATTCCAAACGTTATTGATAGTGCCTTCAATCTCGTTGATTTTCTCAACATCCTTATCCTTAACAGCTTGCTTCATTTCGTTAACCAAACCTTCAAGTTTGGTCTTCTCGTCTGAAGTAATATTATCCTTCTGTTCCT